GCTTCCGCCTGACGTTGCCGCAGCCCTCGCCAAGCACGGAGCCAAGTAATGCCGACCCGCGCCGAGGTCTATCAAGCCATCTTGAACGCCGACAAAGCAGGGGACAGCGATTCCGTACGCGCTCTTGGGGCATACCTCAAGACCATGCCTGCAGCTGCGCCTGCGTCGGACGCCATTGACCAAGGCGCGCGGAACTTTGCGCAGGACATGCCAGGCCAGATGAAGTTTTTGGCCGGCGCTGGCAAAGCGATGACCGATATCGGGCGCGGCGTCGGCCAACGCTTTGGCATGGTGGATCAGGCGTCCATTGACGAAGCCAAGCGCATGGATGCGCCGCTGATGCGTACTGGCGCAGGCGTGGCTGGCAACATCACCGGGAACGTTGCGGCCATGCTGCCCGCGGCGCTGATCCCCGGTGTCGGCTCAATTGCTGGCGGTGCGGCGCTTGGTGCTGGCATCGGCGCATTGCAGCCGACCGCATCGGACGACAGCGGTACGGTGTTTGGCGCGGACGTCGGCCCCGTGGCAAGAAACGCCCTGATCGGCGGCGCATTGGGAAGTGGTGCCGTAGTGGTGGGCAGAGCACTTGGATCCGGCTATCGTGCCGCCAAGGCCGCTGCGGAGCCGTTCACGCAGGCAGGACAGGATGCTATCCTCGGCCGGGCGCTGGTAAAGGCGGCAGGCAAGGATGCGCCTGCCGTCTCCGCTCGACTCCAAGACGCAACCGCGCCCGCCGTTGGCCCATTCCCCGAAGGCCAGGTCAAGGGCGTCATGGGCGAATTGGTGCCCGGCTCGGTACCGACCGTTGGGCAGGCTGCGCAAAACCCAGGTGTTGCGGCTCTGGAGCGCGCTGCGACCGCGACAAACCCAGTAGTCACGAACGACGTGACGGCAGCGTTCAAAGCGCAGAATGCCGCACGGCAGGGCGCTCTTGAAGACATGGCCGGCACAGGCTGGAAACGGGACTTCTTTGCGGCTGACCGTGAATCGGTGGCAAACCAGTTGTACGGCGAGGCTCGGCGCTTGGGCGTTGATCCTGCCAAGTTGACCCCCGAGGCTCTACAGAACATCGCCAGCTTTTCCAAGCGCGTGCCCGATGAAGTGCTAGGCCGCGCTCGGCAGCTCGCGCAGATCAGCGGCGAGCCCATGACAGATGCCACCTCAGTGCAGGGAATGCACTGGGTGAAGATGGCGATTGACGACCTCATTGGGTCAGCTGACCGGGCTGGAAACACCACGCTCAAACGTGCCTATACAGGACTACAGAAAGACTTGCTAACTGGGCTGGACAACCTGAGCCCGAGCTACAAGAACGCGCGGCAGACCTTCGCTGAAATGTCCAAGCCCATCAATGAAATGGACACGGTTGCGGCCATCGCTAAGAAGTCAACTAACCCGTTGACGGGCGACCTCTACCCGCAGAAGTTTGCCCGCGCGTTGAGCGACGACACGGCCGCGGCGGCAACAGGATTTCCAGGCGCGAACCTTGAGAACACGGTTAGCAACCAAAGCGGCAACCGACTGCAGGCGATCCTTGAGGACTTGCGCCGCTCCAACGCTGCGCAAAACGTTGGTCGCGGGCCTGGATCCGACACGGTGCAGAAGCTGGCTTACACGAACATGCTTGATCAGGCCGGCGTTCCGACCATGCTGCGGGCGTTCAAACCGGCTGAACTGCTAGGCAACATCGCGGCCCGTGGTGGCGATGCGGCCTATGCAAAGGCAAATCAGGAACTGAGCAACCGCCTAGCTCAACTGATGCTGAACCCAAGCGAAGCGGCAACCTTGATGCAAGGAGCTATCCCGCAAGGTGGGCCGACTCATGCGAACGCGCTGCTCAACCTACTTGCGCAAGCGCGGCGGAATGTTTCCCCGTCGCTTGGTAATGCGCAACGGCGGCCGTGAGTAAAGCAATGAACGGATCGCGCTTGACGGTATCAAGCCGCGCAGTCGCTTCGACAACCACCAAGCGAACAGAAACACCGCAAGCGTTGCAAACGGTCGCAAGAACACGGCTGTAGCCCACTCCATCCGCACATCCTACACCAGGTTCCTTCGGGCGCCTTTTTCGTTTTGGACACCCTATGGCATACCTCTTCACCGCTGGCCGCTTCCAAGGCTTCGACAACACCGGGGCAGCGCTGGCCGGCGGGTTGGTCTACACCTATGCAGCAGGGACAACGACTCCGCTTGCCACGTACACCAACCAAGGCGGCGGGACTCCGAACGCTAACCCGGTTGTGCTTGACTCCGCTGGCCGGGCCTCGATCTGGCTTAGCAGCTCTGCATACCGGATCATCGTCAAGACTTCGACCGGCACCACGCTGACCGACGATGACAACATTTCCGCCGCTGCATCGCTTGCAGACCTTGTCGACTCGTCCAGCAGCGCTAAGGGAACCGGCCTGATCGGCTGGATTCGCAATGCCGCCAGCGCTGTCGCAAAGACGCTGTATCAGTGGCTGGACTATCAGGATGTCAACGTCTTTGACTTCCTGACGGCGGCGCAGATTTCCGACGTTCAATCGAACACCGGAAGCCTTGACGTTACTTCAGGCATGCAGGCGTCGCACAACACCGGAAAAGTTGTTCGCTACCCGGCCGGCACGTACAAGTTCAGCACGATCACGATTGCGGCTGGGGGTATTCGCGGGGATGGACCCGGCTACACCAAGCTGCTCAGCACCGACACCACGACCGCGAATGTCATCACGTTTACCGGATCGTTCGTCAACTACGGGCCTGGCAACAACACGAACAACGGGTATTTCAAGGACTTTCTTGTCTCTGTAGCCCAGTCGCAGAAATCTGCCGGCGCAGGTATCGCCCTTGTCCCTGCCGGTGGCAGCTATACCAATTCGCCTTACTTCGAGAACGTTGCTACTAACTATTTGCCCATCGGCATTGATAGCACGGCGTCCGAATTCCTGAAGGTTTTAGGCTGCGAGATTCGCGGTTACACGATTGCCGGCGTCAAGATCAACAACACGTACAACTCGGACCAAGGCGACGCATTCATTGAGTCAACGGCGTTCGTCACCAACGTTGCCAACACTGGAGCGGGCGTGCTCCAGTTGGCGTCTGGCGGCGTCAAGTTGGTCGGCAACAAGTTTTTGGGTGGCGCGTACAGCTATCAGATGACCTACACGGGGTCGGGTAGCACCAGCGTGCTTGTCATCAGCGGCAACTCAATGGAGTTGGCCGGCTTGGCGTGCATCTCGCTGACTCGCTCCAGCGGCGCGTCGATCTTCACGAACATCACGATCACCGGGAACATGGTCGGGCAGACGCCGATCTTCGTGTCCAGCGATTCGAGCGGCTTTGCCTCCGAGATGACCGTCTCCGGGAACGTCGTGAGCCTCACCACGACCGCCTACGCGACAAACCTTGCCGGCATCACGCTGACCAACTTTTCCCGCGTGATGGCCGGAAACAATCTGCTGCGCCTGACTGGCGGCGGAACGAACACCGGCATCAGCTTGGTTACCTGCACCGACAACATCAAGATCGGGCACAACGTCTACATCGGGTGCACGGCCGGAAAGGCGATTGACACGACGGGTAGCGTCTTCACGGTGGCAAAGGAAACGGTCGGGGCCGACATCATTCTTGGCACGACGGTCGGCACCTCGACGGCGGGTTATTCGGCAGTTGGCGGCTCGTTCTTGTCCGCGCTGCAAACCGTGACGTGGGCGAACCTGGGCCTTCAGAACCCGCTGCTTACCCCATCGGTTGCTGATGTGCAGCTCACCTCCTCGTCAGGCAACGGCACGATCTCCGGCGTGGTCATCAGCGCCACAACGACCGGTATGACGTTCTACGCCATCACCGCGACAACCGGCCTTGCTGCGCACCTCGCGGTGGCTGTCAGCGGCGTCTTCTAGGAGCATCTCATGTGGGCATGGATCAAGGCAAAAATCGCGGCGCTGTGGGACCAGATCAAGCGCATCGTGCGGCCCAATGCGGGCGGCGGTCCCGGGGAGGAATGATGCCCGATTGGATGCTGCTTGCGGCTGCTGCGCTGTCGGCTCTATTGCCGCCCGCGCTGGCACATGCTTTGGGCGGCACCGAATCTGCGTGGGCCTATGTGTGCTACGGGCTTGAGTCCGCCCTACTGTGGGCGTGCATCGGCCAGACATCCGCCACCGTGACGGCAAGGATAATTGCTGCATGGGGCTTCATGGAGGCGGCAGAACGGGCTGCGGGCCGCCTCTACTTCCCGATGGATCACCCGGTCAAGCTGGAGCCCGGTCAGGGGCTTGCAGATGCCGCCTTCGGATTCCCGATGAGCTGGGTCAGCGTGTTCGCTGCGCTGTTCGTGGCCGTCGTCTATCGAGAGGTGAAGAGTGAGTCATGATTCAACTGTGCCGGATGCCGACCTGGCAACAATGGTGCTCAAAGCTGTTTCCGCATGGGGCGCTGTCGTGCTGGCGCATCTAGGTATCGGCCATTGGTCCGACCTTGCCGCCATGCTGGCAAGCCTCTACACCTTCATCCTGCTGTGCGAGTGGGCGGTGAAGCGCTGGCGCGGGTCTGCCAAAGAGAGGGCGTGATGGCGCTAGACCCCATCTCCGCCGGCATCGAGTTGGCAACCGCTGCCGTCTCTGCCACCACTTGCCGCCGTGCTTGCGCAGATCCATCGGGATGACATCGCGGTCGTCGGTGATGGGTTCGCGGTCAGGGATGCCGATGGACCGCTCATGGTCTGCGCGGTCTTCGGCCCAGCGTGTGGGACGGGTTGGGATTCGCATGGCTGCAAAGTTGCGCAACGATGTCTAAAACACGTTGGGCGGCTCGCGGCGTTCCACCAGTCGGCCGCCCTTCGTGACGCTGTGGATCCACGCCAGCACCTTCACCGGGCACACTGCGTAGTTGTGCGCGCCGTTGGTGCCCACGCTCAGCAGTTCGCCACGCGGGAAGCCCGGCACGCGCTTGGGGCCGTTCTTTGACACGGTGATGGTGTCGCGCCCATCCAGCACGGCGCAGGCGCAGTCGAACGCCAGCCCGGCCAGTTGTTCCTTCTGTTCGTCGGTCATCACACTACCTTTCGTAGCTTCGTTCACCAGCCGCCCAACACGCCGCTCAACCCGGACCCGCTGACGCGGGCCGGTTATCGGCAACGTTATGCCCCAGCAATTCAAGCTGCTCGGGCGCCTCTCGGTTCTTCCAACGCTGCCACGCATCGCCCACAGCGCCAGAGCCGGGGAACACGTCGCAGAACTCATCTTCGGGCCGCAGGTTCAGCCCCTCGAAAATCCAGAACGAGAACGCATCGGGCTTCGCTCCGGGGAATCCCTTGCGCATCGCAATTGGTGCGCTCACATGGTCGCGCCATGTCGGCTGCTCCACCAAGCGCGGGCGGGCCGCTGAAAATCGGAAGATCACCGGCTCCCACGTCCAGGCCCGCGTCACGTTCTTCTTGAAGGCCGCGAACGGCTTTACCCATGTGGCTGTCCGCACGTCAGCAGGGCACATGGGCAAAATCACGCGCAGGCTTGGCTCATGCAGGCTCAGTGCCCAGCAGTCGAACTCATCGCACAGGCGCTCCACCAGCCGGCGGTGCGCTTCCGGGTCGTCGTACTCCGCAGCTGCCTCGTGTCGCGTGCCGTAGTGCTTCACGCCGCAGCCCAGGTAGGGCGGGTCAGCGTAGGCGGCGCGCACAGTCAGCGGGCGCCCTCGTTTCCGTTTGCGCTACCAAGCAATGCCAGCAACTTTTCAATCTCGTTTGCGGCTTCCATGTGCAGTTCGCTGTCGCCTTCTGTCAGGTTCCAGCCGTACTTGCTTTCGCCGCCGTGGCACACCAGGGTGCGGCGGCGCAGCCGCTCAACTATCGTCGGCTGGGGCATAACTCCTCGCTCGAAAGGAGCGCCAACAGCAGTCGCGGTTTCTTCGTACATAGTCACGGCGCCCTTTCAGCTCGAACGTTAGAGCGCACGAACATCCTCGCGCCCACGAATCTCGGTTTCCAGCAGGTTCTGCTGCGCGGTCAACGCATCACCCGGCGTGTGCGGCCAGCAGTAGCGGGAGCGCAGCGCGCGGCAGCATTTGTTCCGGCAGGCCGGCACAGCGCACTTCGGCCACTCGTTCATGGTCTTGCAGCCAAACAATGCGCAGTCTTCCGGCGTGCGGCAGGCTTGGTCAAGCTGTGTGCAGTTCGTCATGTATCACGCTACGGCGCCAGTGCGCTCTAACTAATCGCTCAACCGCAATACCCCGGCAGGTCTAAATCTGTCTGTTTGCCAGCGCCTTGCTGCCGGGGTATCCGGTTAGCTCCAACGTTGGGCTTCATTGCGCACCGCTGCCGGCGCGAATCTCCCGCGTCATGCGGCACTCATGGTCGGGCCCGCCCTCACAGGTTCCTTCCTGGCAGCCGCAGGTAGGTCGTACCGCCTCGACCGTGATCCGCACGCCGGCCCAGCCAGCGCAGTCGCCACGGCTGACCGGGAAGAAGAAGCCTTGTGGCTTGCCTACAGTCATCTGTGCCAGAGGTGACTTCAGCACCGACTCGGCCACCAGTTGCGCGGCGAATGGGTTGATGCCTACTGTGTGCAGGTCTTGCATGATGTTGCTCATAGGTTCTTTCGCTTCGGGCGTCAGCCAAACTGTTCAATCGAGCCGACCGGGCTCGGCGGCTCATCTCAGGTGTTATGGGGCTTCAGGCTCTCCACCATTTCTATCCGGCGGCCCAGCCATCGCGCGCAGTTCACCGCCCAGGAGTTCCCGAGCGCATTGTATCTCGGCCCATCGGCCGCAGGCTTGCCGCGCCACATGATTGCGGTGTGGCCGTCCTTGAAGCCTTGCAGCCTCTCGCACTCCACGGGCATCAGGCGGCGCACTGCCGTGGCCTGCTGCACGCCCATCGTGAAGCCGCATGTGTCCAGCGGGCCGGTCTTGTCGCCGTACTGGATCACGTCGCTCTGGCGTGCGTCGAAAGCAATGCAAGTCTCGTCGGCGTTGTAGCCTGGGCTGTTCGTCTGGCCGCCGCCGCGCGAGCTGCGCGCAACCTGGGTCGGCGCAACCTCTGGCACGTAGGCTGGGATCAGCGGCGTCCCACGCCCGGTGCCGTCCTCGCTGGCGTCGAAACCATCGGCGCGCAGCGTGTGCGCAACCATCGTGTCCACATCTTCCCTGTGCGCCATGTTGTGCTTGGCCCGCAGGGTGTGCACAACGCAGTGATTCGCCGCCGCTTCGTCGGCGCCAAGGCGCCAGCCCGCGCCAGGCCCAACACCAGCCAGCGCGCCCGCAACGATGTTCACGTCGTCTTCCTGTCGGCGGCCGGCGTATCCGCCTTTGCCACTGCTTTCAGCGCCGCGAGTAAGTGTGGCGGCAACGCGCGCCCCCGAGACTCGGCGCGGCGCAGAATCCCCGCGCAGGCTTTCGCGCTCAAGAAGTACCGCTGCGGCACTTCGCCAGTCTCCAAGACATCCGACAACGAACACACGGTTCCGTCGCTGGGGGACGGCGCGGCCGTAGCCGTCCACTCGCACAAACTGAGCGTCCAGAACGCGGTAGGTGAACCCATACCCGAGGAAGCCCAGGAGCCCGAGGAAGGCACCAAAGTCCCGTCCTCCGCTTGATGACAGGACGCCGGGGACGTTCTCCCAAACCAGCCAGCGGGGCCGATACCTTGCAGCAATGGCACCAAAGGTGAGCATGAGTTGGCCACGCGGGTCATCCAGTCCAGCGCGGAGCCCGGCGTTGCTGAAGGACTGGCAGGGTGTTCCTCCGCAGAGAACATCGAGAGTTGCATCAGGCCAATCCTTGAAGTTGTTCATGTCGCGCAAGTTGGGCACGGTGGGGTGGTGGTGCGCCAACACTGCGCTGGCGAACGGGTCAATCTCGCTGAAGAACGCAGCGCGCCAGCCAAGCGGGTTCCATGCCTCGCTTGCCTCCTCTATCCCGCTGCACACACTTCCAAATCGCATAGTCCGTCCCGTTTCTCCACCAGCCCCATAACACCGCATTCGAGGCGACGGCCTACGGCCGCGCCTCAATGCGATCGTTATGCAGCACCAATTCAGTCCTTGATACCGCGCAGCGTTTCGAGGCTGCGGAGCATCTGAACCACATCGCCAGCCATCACCGCCTCATCGGCCGCGCGCAGATCGCGTTCAATGAACGTCGCGGCAAATGTGCCAGCCGGGCCTATCTCGCGATAGTGGCCCAGCACCTCGCGCACGCGGGCCATTTCCTTCGGCAGTACATCTGCCAGGGTTTCAGTCTGTTCGCTCATTCTTCACGCTCCGGCAGCAGTGCTGCATAACTCCTCGCTCAAGGGCGAGCCCCAACGGCTGGTCACTTTGTCCCATTTGCATACTCCTGTGCAGCCGTTGTGGCCGCCTTAGCTCGAACGTTAGGCGCTTCAAGGCGGGCCAGCAGAAAACCGGCCCGCCGCATCACGCAGCCGTCACCGACTCGCCCTGAGCGTTCGCGTGGGCGCGCATCATGGCGTCGATGCGCTCGGCCAGGACATCCGCGTACCCGGCCATGAAAAACGACTGGCAGCGCAGCCGGGTCGCCTCTGCTTCCTTCAGGCCCGCAAATATCGGCGTCTGGAAAAACGCTTTCAGCTTGTTGTGGCGCTCGGTCAGTTCGCGGTGCTCGTCGATCACTCGCTGTTCGTGCGGGGCAAAGTCCATGTCTGTAGTCCTTCAACGTTGGCGCATGAATCGGGGCACGCGCCTAACCCTTCATTCCAGCGTACACCCTGCGGGTGCCGCTGAATTCCAACGTTAAGCGCCCTAAATACGGGTTGCCAAGTGGTGCAGCACATCCCGGAATCGCAGCATGTCGCCCTCGGCCAGAATCTCGAATGTGTAGCGCGGTACGCGCCGCACCGTCGCTTCGTTCGGTGGGCATCCGGGGCGGCTGATGTCGCGGCTTACCCAGTCCTTCAGCAGCCCTTGGCCTAGCCCGCATGTTTCCCAAAGCGCATCAAACGCAGCCGCTTTCTGCTCATCGGTGTACTCAGGCATCCCCGCAGGGCGCCTAACCCCTCGTTCAACTTGACCCGCCACGGCACCGTGGCTTTCCAGCTTGGTCTCGTTCATCGTTGCTCCTGTGGTGCCCGCGTGGCGGGCAAGTTAGCTCGAACGTTGGGCGGCAACAAGTCACCCTGTGCCAGCCGTTGCGCGATTGCCTTGCACTGGCTCTCGCGCTTCTCAATCAAGATCGCACGGCGCCCCAGCTTGCGGGCTACCGCGCCAGTCGTGCCGCTGCCGGCGAAGCAGTCCACCACCAGGCCACCGGGCGGCACACTGTACTGCAGCAGCGGGGCCACGATGTCTTCGGGCTTCTGTGTTTCGTTCACCGCGTAGCCGTGGCAGCTTCGGGCGTAGATCACGCTGCCCATCAGCTTCGGCCCGCCGTCATCGCTGGCGTAGCTGATCGGGCCAATGTCGCCCCAGTGCGGCGGCCGGGCCTTGCGGCGCACCGTGCGCGCGGTGGCGTCGTTGGTGAACTGCGGCGCCTTGAACACGTCGCCCCACTCGCCCCGGTAGAAGTGCAGCGCCAGCTCGTGCAACCTGCGGAACCTGTCGTTCGCGTTGTTGCTGCCGTTGTGCTTCTCCCAAACCACATCCTGCGCCAGCTTCCAGCCTGCGAACTGGCCGCCCTTGTCCATGAACATCCGCATCGAGCCAAAGCACCACACCTGGGGCGCCACCAGCGCCGCCACGTCGGGCCAGCCATCGGGCCACACGTCCCACTGCAGCGAAGTCTCGCCGTAGGGCGGGTCTGTCACCACAGCGTCGGCCTGGGGCAGCATCGGCAGCAGCGCCAGCGCGTCGCCGTGGTACAGCGTCACCGCCTCGTCTTCGTAGTACGGGCGTGGCAGGCCAGCATGGGCCGGTTGCCGACCAACCCCTCGCTCAAGCGGAGCCACAACGGCCCCAGCTTCGGTGGCTTCTTCCAACATGGTCATGCCGTTGTGTCCCGCTTAGCTCGAACGTTAGGCCACAGGGCCAGCTTTGCAGGTAGCCCACGCTTTGTCGAACTCGCGCATTGCAGCCGCTGGCGTGTCACCGAAGCCCGCGATGCCGTCTTGTAGGTTGTCGCCGTACAGCGCGCACCACTGGTTGCCGTCCATCTTCAGCGCCAGCCGGTACACTGCGCTGGGCGCCGCGTAGGCTTCAGCCGCCTTGGTGACTTCGTAGCCAATCAGCGTGGCTGCGCACTCGACGTAGTGCGCCAAGTTGGCTTCGCGCATCACGGCTTCCACGGCTTGACCTATGTCGCCATTGCTCAGGCGCGAGCGCACTGCGTCGTAAATCGGTTGGTATGCTTCCATTTTGTTCTCCTACTTTGTCAAGTTGTGGCCCAATTCGTCATTCGAGCCGACCGAGTACGGCGGCTCAATTCCCAACGTTAGGCCCGCTCAATTCGAGTACACCGCGCCGCAGTTGTTGCAGCCGTAGGCGGTGCAGTCGTCCCACAGGTCGTCGGAGCCGCAGCGCTTGCAGCGCCCGGTGTAAGGCCCTGTCGGCTTGTTCTTCGGGTTCACCACGCTGGCCAGCTTGAGGCGGAAGGTTACGGCCGGCACGTCGTGCGGTCCGCTCTTTTGGGTGCGGCCGACGAAAGTAGTCAGCTCGCACTCGGTCTCGGCAAGGAGTTGGAATAGGGGCATGGGTTCTCCGTTGGTGGTGAGGGGTTAGGCGGCCAGTGCCTGCTCGTGGCGGCCTTCCTTGATCGCTCTGTAGACCTCGATGCAGGCTTGCACGTCGACCAGCGCGCTGTGCGCTCCCACCAGCTCGCGGCCGGTGAAGAAGCGGTAGGCCTCGCCCAGGTTCGGCATCTTGTGGTGGAAACGCTTGGCCGCCTTCATCTTCTCGGTGGGCGGCAGCTTCAGGATCGGCGTGGAGAGGATCGCGGTGCACTCGGCTGCGCCGTCCTTCCAGCCGTCGGCCTGCGAGGCTTCGAAGTGCCGCATGCAGGCGATACGCACGATGCGGGCATCGAACTGCTGGTTGTGGGCCACGCGCAAGCGGCTGCCCACCATGTCGAGAAGCATCTCCACCGACAGCGACTCGGGCACGCCGACGTCAGCCGCCATCTCGGTCGTGATGCCGTGGATCGCGGCCACCTCGTCGGGGATCGTCCAGCCCTCGGGGCGGCAGATCACGTCGATGGTCGCCAGCGTCTTCCAGGTGTCGAGGTCCACGAGGCAGGCGCCGAGCTGCACGATGTGCGGCTGGCGCGGGTCTTCGCTGGGCTCGTTGAAGAGGGGTAGGCCGGTGGTCTCGGTGTCGTAGAAGGCGACGGGATTCATGCAGCCTCCGCCAGTTGGCCTACGACGCCACCCTCGACCCAGTACGCCTGGGCCAGAGCCGACAGTCCCTGCGGCGGCTGCTTCAGCGTGCCGAAGACGAGCGCGGTGTCGATCTCCTCGTTGTCGGCCAGCACGTCCAGCCACGCCAGCAGATCGGCGCGGCCCTGCAGGTCCAGGCAATCAAATCTGTCGATGACCAGCAGCCGCGCGCCGCTGATCTGCGCCACAGCCTCGGCCAGCATCGCGTCGCAGCGCCACTTCTCCGACTCGCTCAGCAGCCGGTACTCGCGGCCGGCGGCCGTGATCGCCATGTCGGCACTGATCACCACGGTCGGCCAGCCGGCGTCGGCCGCGCTCTGCGCCAGGCGCTCGTTGATCGGCCCCAGCGCTTCGGCCAGGATCTCGGCCGGGATGCCGTTCGGGCCCAGCGCATCGCCCAGCGCGTCCCAATCCAGCACGTCGGCGGCATGGCCAGCTGCGGCCTTGGTCTTAGCCTCGGCACCTTCGACCAGCGCCTTGATGCTCTTCTGCGCGTCGATCTTCGTCACCAGCTCGGAGCGCTTGGTTTTCAGTGTGGCGGCCTGTTCGCGCGCTTCGGCCAGCGCCGCAGCGTCGAAGACCTCTGCCAGCTCGGCGGTGATGCTGTCGGCTTCGGCCTTGGCGCGCTTGGCCGCGTCCAGATCGCGGCGGTCGTTGGCGACGGCGCTTGCAGCCACTTGGTGTGCGTGCTGCAGCTCGGGCAGGCGGGCAGCGGCTTCCGGGTTGCTGTCGGTCGTGCCGATCTCCCCGTGCGTGCGCTCGTAGGCGTCCAGCGCGGCGCAGGCATCGCCCCTGCCTGCAGCATCGTCCGGGATGTAGTGCAGGGCGTCCGCCAGGCTGGAGGCCAGATCGTGCACCAGGCCCACGCGCGGTGCGCCACCGTGCGCGTCCTCGGCCACTTTCAGCGACGCGGCCACGCCAGCCAGCGTTTGCTCATCGGTCGCCAGTTTCACCTCGATGCGGCCGATGCGCGCCGCTTGTTCCTGCGGCCCCGGCAGCTTCGCCCGCAACGCGGCGCGCCGCTGTTCCTCCGCCTGCAGCTTGCCGATGCTCTGCTGCCATTGCTCGGCGGCCACGTCCAGGTGCTGTAGCTCGGTGACCAGCGCCGCGCCGATCTTGGCGTCGAAGGGTGGCACGCTGGCGCGCCAGGTCTTGGCCTTGTCGCTGCCGTAGGCCTCCCCGGTGACGGTCTTCCACGCGCCCTTGGCCTGGGTCGCCTTCTCCTTCGCATCCTTCGATGCGGCGTCGAAGCCGGAACGAAGTAGCGGTTCGACGCGCGTGATCTTGGCTCCGTCCAGGCCCCGGGCCTTCAGCCGCTCGACGATGGCCGGGCCGTCCGTCTTCAGGCTCATCAGGTCGTAGAGGAACGCGCGGCGCTCGGTGTGCGTGATCCGGGCCAACGCCTGCGCGTCCAGTACGAACGACAGCACCGGGTCGTGCGAGCGCTTGCTGAAGCTGTCGGTGATCTTGCCGCTGCGGTTGATCGTCACGCAGTACTCGTCGCCGTCGACGGTCTTCAGCTCGCAGACGGCCAGGTCGGCGCCTTCGCGGATCAGAGCCGGCGCTTCCTTCTTCAGCCCAACGCGGCCCAGGTCGGCGGTCAGGGCCAGCGCTACGGCGTCTTTGAGACTTGATTTGCCTGCCCCGTTTGCTCCGCAAACAAGACTGATGGGCGTCGAGAGTTCGATGTCGGCCGCCTCGATGCCCAGGAAGTGGCTGACGTGGATGGAGGTGATCTTCATGGTTGTGGGCTCACTCCACGGAAGGGCCGGCGGCGCGCGGGCGGCGGCTGGTGGGGGCCGGGGCCTGGGCCGGAGGCGGGTGATTGCCGGCGCCCGGGTCCGGATCCATGTCTCCGAAGCCGGCGTCGTCGTCGGATGCCGGCGGCTTCGGTGCGGCGCTGGTGGCGGGCGGCTGCGCGGGCGGCTGGGCCGGCGGTTGAGCGGGCGGCGGTGCGCCGATCTCGCCGGTCGACGTGTCGACTCCGCCGATCAGGCCCAGCGCGGCTGCCGAACGGCGGAAAGCGTCCAGGCCCTGCCCGGCAGCGCCGGCCAGGCCGGTCAGCTCGTCATAGGTTAGGCCTTCCAGCGCCTGGCGGTCCAGGGCGATTCCGTGCTTCGCGGCATGCGCACCGGCTGCGGCGCGACGCTGCTGGATAGTGGCTTCCTGCGAAGCGTTGCCCGCCTTCAAGCACCGTTCCTTGAAGTCCCGGATCACCGACTGCGGCAGCACCGACAGCACGCCATTTCGGAAGGCCTTGCTCTCGGCGATCACGTCGTAGTGCGGCCTGTCGTAGGTCGAGCCGTCGCGCTTGGTCTCGGTCTTCGATTCCTTCTTGCGCACCTCGATGGAGTTCCCGGTCTTGATGTCCTGGATCTCCATCACGCACTCGTAGAAGTCGGTCTCGTCCGACAGCTCGTGAAGCGTGCGGGTCTCGATCGACAGCGGCGTGAAGGTGCGGAAGATGAACAGCGCGCCGCGCTTCTCTATCGTCGCCACGATGCGCGACTTTATGCCCTTGTACTGGCTGGCCAGCTCGCGGGCGCCCACCACCGACACTCCGGTGACGCGCTTGCCCTTGATGTCGAAGTCGTAGACGAAGGCATTGCTCGACTCGCCGTGCAACAGCTCGCTGCGGATCAGCGCGTTGTCGCGCTCCTGCATGACGTGCCAGGCGTCCGGGTCGAACTTGCTGTAGTGCGGCTGGTTAAGCAGCGGGTTCAGCAGCGCGGCGGCATCGGCGTTCTGCTGGGTGCGGAGTTGGGCGACGGTAGGTGTTGCCATGTGGTGGTTGTCCTGGGTGGTTGTGATCGATCAGCCCTTGAAGCGGCACGTCGAGTGCGCAGGCTGCGCGGCGCGCAGTTCAGCGAGTTGGGCGGTTGCCATTGGTGCGTTCTCTTTCACTCGTGGAAGTTGCAAGTAGCCCAGCGCGCGCAGTAGCGTTCAGCGCACAGCATCGACTGGGGATTCGGGGGGAACAGGCCGGTACGGAACATGTCCGCGGCGAACTCGATCAGACCGCGCGATGTCTCGGTGCCCAGCATCACGGCCTTGGCATCAAAGATAGGCGACGCCATCGCCTTGGGCTTGCCGGACGTGTGCAGGGCCAGGATCTGGCCGCCGACCGTCTGCACGCCCTCGGTGTGCTCGTAGAGCAGCTGATAGGTGCCGATCTGGGGCTTGCGGCCTTTGAGCACGACGGCATCGCGCCCGGTTTTCTTGTCTTTGGCGATGACTCGGCCGCCGCTCTTGATGTCCGGGATCACTACCCCGCCTTCGGCGCGGGCGACGCGGGCGCGGTCCATCGAGCCGGTGAGGCGCACCACATGGCCGCCGCCGCAGTCGATGTCCAGCGGCTTTAGCTTCTGCTCGACGCTGATGAACTCGAAGCGCGGCGAGATGTCGAAGCAGTAGTCGCGGTGCAGGCTCAGGCCGATGGACTCCGCCTCCTTCAGCGTCAGGTCGTCCTGGCTGTAGTCGACCTCGCGCTCGGGCTTGTAGAGGGTGTCGACGAACGCGCCGGCCGCGTCGTTGACGCTGATCTTGTCGCCGCCGGGCAATCGGCCGTTGTCGAACTTGGCGGTGCTGGCGTGGATGGCGGTGCCGAGCTGGGCGCGCAGGCCGGAAGGCTTGCGCATGCCGAGAAGGTGCTCGCCTTCCCACTTGTGCCCACAGTCGAACAGCGAGCCCCACGAGGATGCGCGCACGCTGGTGGTGTGCACGGCGCTGGGCAGCGACTCGGGCGCATTCACGTCATCACCTTCGCAACAGGCGCCGAAGCCGGCGCGGGTTTGTCGATGGGCGTCTGCAGGCGCAGCGAGAGCAGTCCGACCACGACCGCAATGAGCGCGAAAACTCCGACGATCCACAGCGCGATCTGGAAGCCTTCGCTGATGTCGCTCTTGGCGCTCGGCTGGCGGTCTTCGATGTCTGGCACGCAGTCGCATATGCGCCCCTGCAGGCAATTGCGGTTGCAGTCGGCCGGGCGGAAGTTCTCTGCCAGCGAGTCTCCGCCGTGGTCGATGCTCATCGGCTGCGTGTTGTGCGCCAGCACTGCGGCGGCGATCACGTTCGGGTCGGCGAGGGGCGCTGTGTCGGCGCGGCGGAATTGGAAGACGGTCATGATCAGGCTCCCAGGTAGTGCGCCAGAAGCAGGGCCACGCTGACGCCGATGAAGATGGCCAGCAGCACGCCGGCCAATCGATGCACGTTGCTGACGCGGTGCACCTCGATGGCGCAGGCGCGCTCGCAGGGGAAGGCCTCGGCCAGCGAGCGCGCGAAGCGGCGGGTGGTGGGCCAGCCGTTCACGCGAACCTCGCTTCAGCCCGCGCCTCGGCCTTCATGTCCTCGGATTCCTGGCGCTGCTCGTCCAGCCAGTCCGCGCCGCGCTGAATCCAGGCTTCATGCACCGCGTCGGCGAATTGGTCAGCATCGACCCACACGCCGTTGACCAGCGCGCACAGTACGGTGACGCTCTCGTCGTAGTGCGGCTCGTTCCAGCCATCGCCTTCCTCGGGCTGGTATTCGAACTCCACCAGCACTTCGGCATCGTCCAAGAAGCACGGAACGTGGAAGCAGCCGGATTGCGGCGTCGCGTTGCGCCCGGCCAGCGCGTCCAGCTCGCCGCACAGCGCGCGGATCGCGCCTTCGTAGTTCGCGGCCAGCGCCGGCTGGCTGGTGTAGCCGCTGACCGTGGCGTTATCCGTGCACATGGCGCGGATCGTCTCGAAGCGCTGGCTTCGGATAGCGCGGGTCGTGGCCTTGACGGCACGGTCGGCTGCGTCGGCCTGAGCCTTGCGTTCGGGCGTGTCGGCCAGGAGGGTTTCGAGGCATGCGCTCATGGGCTGCTCCGGGTGCTGTGAGGTTGAGGGTTAGGCGGCGACCGGCTTGCCGCCTTCATCCAGCTGATAGAAGATATGCGGCTCAATGCCGTCCTGGCCAACGATGCCGGCCCATGCGTGCGTGATGCGCCATTCGCTGTTGCGCCGCGTGAGGAAAAGCGCGGACCCAAGAGCGCCTCGCGCCTTGCCATTGCGCCCAGGCGCGCAAGCGGTTGCGTTCTTGCCGCTGGCCGTAGCCGCACCGTAGTTTCCGCTGGCCGTGGCCGCGCCGTAGTTGCCGCTGGCCGTGGCCGCGCCGTAGTAGCCGCTGGCCGTGGCCGCGCCGTAGTTGCCGCTGGCCGTGGCCGCGCCGCAGTCGCCGCTGGCCGTGGCCGCGCCGCAGTAGCCGCTGGCCGTGGCCGCGCCGCAGTTGCCGCTGGCCGTGGCTGCGCCGCAGTCGCCGCTGGCCGTGGCCGCGCCATAGTCGCCGCTGGCCGTGGCCGAGCCGTAGTTGCCGCTGGCCGTGGCCGCGCCGCAGTCGCCGCTGGCCGTGGCCGCGCCGCAGTCGCCGCTGGCCGTGGCCGCGCCGTAGTTGCCGCTGGCCGTGGCCGAATCGTTGCACCTCTGCGCCGATACCGAGGCGTTTTGCTTCTTTGACCAGTCTCCTTGAGCTGACTTGCAGCGGTCCATCGTGTACTTGATCGCAGCCTTTACAAGACCGGCAAGGTCAATGGTCGCCGTGACGGTCAGGCGCGAACTGGCGATCTTTGAATCGTTTTTGTGGCGCGCAAGGGTGCCGCCCTGTTCGACCACCGCATACACCGACTTTTCCGGGCGGTAGTAGCGCAGCACATGCAGCGGGTATTCGCATGCATGGAAGCCGGATTCGCAGGCGACGACTGAGTCTCTGTGCTCGTAGGTCTTGCCGACCTCGAACTGATAGCCGCGGCAGGTCCAGTCGGCGTTGAAGCCCTTGTATGAGACGACCGTCTCGGCGGGTTTGGTGTCTTCGTCCGGCTTGGCCTTGCGGGTTGTCATCTGTCTCTCCGGTTGCTGTGTCGATGGAGAGAGTATCGGCTCGCCAATACCTACTGTCAATAGGCCGCCCAATAAAAGATGCGAAAGTTCGCGCGCCTGCCGTTGCGACAGCGCTACTTGCTGGGCGTCTGCTCTGAGGTAAGGGCGCGCTTCGCGGATTGAGCCGCGTCAAGCACCATCTGTCGTCCAGTCTCTGGAAGCTCGCGCCAGAGGAACACCAACTCGTGGGTCCATCCCCGCTCACACGGGGCAGCCTTGCACCGCAACAGGGAGCACACGTGGCGCTTATTGCATTGGCGGGCCTATTGACATTGCTGTATCGGCGTGCCAATATCCGGCCATGACCAAAGACCAGGCCGTCAAGCACTTCGGGACTCAGCAGGCGTTGGCCGCTGCCTTGGGCATGAGTCAAGGGTCCGTCTCGCTGTGGAAGGAATACCCGCCAGCGATTCGGCAGATCCAACTGGAGGCGATCACCGATGGCGCGCTGAAGGCTGAACCTGGATGCGCGTTGCCTGTGGTGAAGACTTCCACGGCAGCATCGGATGCCGCCCCCGAGGTCAGCGCATGAAGTGCCCAAGCATCCCAAGCCCGACAACCGCAGGCCGCTCTGCAGCCATCTAATCGCGGGGCACAGCATGTCGAAGTCCGACCGAGAAACTACCCGGAGTTGCGCCCGGGGCCGCTTCACCAACAGCAGCCGAGGAAGACGGCAATCCGCCGGGCTCATAACCCGGAGACATGCGGTTCGACTCCGCGGGCTGCAACCGTTGTCTCCACGCACGCACTTGACGCCGGCCGATCCGGTGGCGCACCTCACCTCCCTGGTGACGCCGCGTGCTTTGCCCAGGCCCGCAAGGGCTTGGGCTACTTCTTCGATGTGGCGTGTGCTTGACATGTCCCAACTGTTCCTGACCCCGCCTGAACGCGCCAGAAAGATCGCCTCGTCGGTCCTTCAGCGGCTGAACGGCGATGAAACGCAGGCGTCCCTGGCCGTCGCGCTCGGGGTCAGTGCACCAACCGTGAACCGCATGGTCAACGAACACCTCGACAAGTTCGCCGGCATCTTGGCCCACCTCGGGCTGAAGGTGGTTCCGTCCGAGTTTCGTTGCGTGAGCGGCGACACCTACGAGTTCCTGACCCGCACGCACGCCCGCGTCATGCAGAAGGCGCCTGAGCTGATCTGGGACGTGGAGGAGGGGGCTTGAAACGCCCAGCATCGCAGTACTACTGGGGCGACTGGCGGCGCGACACGGCGCTACAGGCTTGCTCCATTGCAGCGCGCGGCCTATGGCACGAGATGAACTGCCTCATGCACGACTGCGAGCCCTACGGCCACTTGCTGGTCGGCAGCGCACCGATGCTGCCGCCGCAGTTGGCCCGCCTGGTCGGCATCACGGCGAAGGAATGCGCCACGCTGATGAGAGAGCTGGAGCAGGCCGGGGTATTCAGTCGGACCGACGAAGGCACGATCTTCAGCCGCCGAATGGTGCGCGATGAAGCCCTCCGGGAGCGCCGCGCGAACGGGGGTCAGGCCGGCGCGGAGCACGGCGTGAAGGGCGCCGAGCACGGAAAGAAGGGGGGTAGGCCGCGACAGTCAGAGGGGGGTTCGGAAACCCCCCTTACTGCCGACAAACAACCCCCCCCTGCATTTGCATCTGCATCTGCAGAAGATAAGACAGAGGAACACCACCCCCCTGGAGGGTCGGACGACGACGACACCGAAACCCTGGGCAATCCCACGGCCTACGGCGCGGTGACGATGGCCCTCCGCAAGGCCGGCATAGCCCGAGCAAACCCCGGGCACCAGGGCTTTCGGATGCTGGTCGACGCGGGGGTGACGACCGAGGAGTTCCTGGGCTACGTCGAGGCAGCGAAGAAGGCCGACGACCCGTTCCGCTACCTCGTGGCCACCGTCGCCAAGGAGCGAGAGCGCGCCAAGGAATCCGCCGGCAAGGTGCTGCGCGGCAGCGTGACGCAGGCCGACCCGCTCGCCTGGCGCAAGTCCGACCGCGGCATTCGCGCCATGGCCCGCCAAGTCGGCGCCGGGAATCCCCGCGACGGCGAGAGCTACGCCGAGTACGAGGCCCGCGTCGTCGCCTCCTGGCGCCGCGCCGGAGAGCCCACACCGCAACCCGCAACGGAGGCCGCATGAGCACCGAAACCGCCGACGCCGGCACAGCCGCGAAGGGCGCCGCGAAGTCGATCCGCCAGCGCGTCCGTGAGGCAGCGAGCCCGCCCGAGGACAAGGCCCAGCGCATCGGCGGCTGCGAGGCCTACGGGTGCCCATGCCGCGGCAGCGTCGACCTCGGCAGCGGGGGAAAGTTCTTCTGCCAGTGGCATGCCTGGGCCGACCCGAGCGCTTGGGCCGACGTGACGGCATCGCTCGAGCAGCACCGCTGGCTGATCGACCACATCGAAGAGCTTCAGCGCCTCTACGCGAAGCCGTCGAAAGGTGCGCCATGGATCCGCGTGGCCGAGACCTACTGGCGCGAGCAGCCGGAGATGATGCCGACGCCGGTGGAGCGGACGAACTGGAACTTCTACCTCTGGCGGCTGCGCGAGGAGCTGGCGCACCGCTGCGGGCTGCGCAAGGAGCGGCCGGTGGCGCGCAAGCCTGAGCGCGAGAGCTGGGGACCGGTGCAGCGAGTGGAGGTCGACGAGCATGCTTGACGAGACCACCGCGACCTACGCCGAAGGCTTCGATGCCGGCGAGCGCCAGGCCTTTGCGGACCGCACGAACGAGCGGCGCGGATTGCCCCTCCACCAAGCCAGCACCGAGTGGCAGCGGGGGTTTCACGACGGCTACAGGCCGCGCACGAGGCGCTGGGCGCAGGGCTGGCGTGACACCTCTGGGGCGCTCGTTTCTTCCTGCCAACGCGCCGACGCCGTTGGTTCACCCGAGTTGACTGGAGCGAACACCTGATGCCCGCCAAGAACAAAACCCCCAACGCGATTCGGGGCTCATGCTTCGACGCGGTTCGCATGCGCGACCTTCGCCCGGCGCTAAGCCGCGGCGCGATGAAGAAGCACGAGATCGCCATGCTGTGGCGTGTGTCGGAGCTGACAGCGCAGCACGTCCTTGGCCGGCTCAGGCAGTCCGGCGAAATATGCAAGCTGTGGACGAACGAGCGCGTCGTGCTGTGGATGCTGCCCGCGGACTTGCCTGCCGCCAAAGCCATGGTCGAGGCGATCAAGCGGGAGGCATTCAAGGCCAAGCGTCAGCGCAGCAACGCCAGGCACTACCTGAAGCGCAACGGCATTGACCCCGGCGCGCTGGAGTCTGACGACACGGACGAACTGCCCGTGAAACGCACGATTTGCCCAGCCGGGGCGCCGCTTCCGTTCGAGGTGACGGCAGCGCGCAGTGCGTTCGAGTGGAGGCCGGCGTGATCACGAACATCGCTTTCACCGTGCCTGGGGAGCCACAAGGGAAAGGGAGATGTCGCGTCGGCAAGAGCGGCGGCCATGCGCGGATGTTCACGCCGGCCAAGACCGTGGCGTATGAAGGATTGGTTGCGATGGCAGCACAAACCGCGATGGGCTCAGGTATCCCGTTTTCCGGGCCGCTGGCCGTCGAAATCGAGGCAGTCCATACCGTACCAGCGTCATGGTCGAAAAAACGCAGGAACGACGCTTTAAGCGGTTTGCTGCATCCGACCGTCAAGCCGGACATCGACAACATCGCCAAGGCCATCGCGGACGGCGGCAACGGCGTTGCGTGGGTGGACGACAAGCAAATTGTGAAGCTGGCGATGTTGCGGCGCTATGGTGAAACGCCCGGCGTGCTGGTGCGGGTAGCGCAACTGTGAGGATGGAGGCGGGATGAAGCGAGACGCGGTAGATTTCCAAGCCATTCCAGAGCGCCAGCTATGCATACATGCGCGGCTAGAAAATTGGGGCAGGGCCAACAACAGCCCGACATCCGGCGCATGTTCGCCGATGTTCAGGCTTTACCGCAGCGATGAGGTGTGGCATGCCCCGGAACCGTCCATACCCGTAGACCGAGCAGACGCCGCCAAGATCGCCAAAGGAGTGCGCGAGCTGCCAGAACCGCACATGCGGGCATTGGGCTGGTTCTACGTTACGCCAGGCTCGCCGATGAAGATAAGGCGCGTGATCGGTTGCACTGCTGAAGCGCTAGCCCGCTATGTGCTGGACGGCAGGACGATGCTGATCAATCGAATGATTTGACGAACATTTGACGCCGCGATATACAATCGCCCCAACTTGCGAGCACTAGCACAGGCGAGCCCATCCATTCTGGAGGCGGCGCCGACAGCGCTAGACCGTGAGTCGAAGCCTCCGCAATGGGGGCTTTTTGCTTTGTGCACCGCAGCGACTTGGCGCGCATCGCCATGACTGCCGAGAGGCCCCATGTTCACGCAAGAGAAAGCGGACGCAGTTTGTGCGTTGGTCGCTGAAGGCGAAAGCCTGCGAAAAGCCTGTGAGTCGGTCGGGATGAAGCATCCGACGTTCCTGTTGTGGTGCGATCAGAATCAAGCGCTGGCTGACCAATACACGCGCGCACGCTCTGTGGGCGCTGACATTGAGTTTGAAGGCCTGCAAGAGTTGGCCGATGAGCCGCCAGAGAAGACCGCCAGCGGCAGCGTGGATGCTGGCTGGGTGGCTTGGCAGCGGAACAGGATCGACGTGCGCAAGTGGTCGCTTTCAAAGAAGGCGCCAAAGAAGTACGGCGACAAGGTGGATCTGACGCACAGCGGCGGCGACAAGCCGGTTGAGTTCCGTTGGCTGAAGTAGTCATCCCGTACAAGCCGCGGGAGGCCTTCGAGAGTTACCACGACAGCGACAGGCGCTTTTGCTTGACCGTCGCACATCGCCGGGCTGGCAAGACTGTTGCGCGCATCAACAAGCTGATCCGGGCGGCTGCGAGTTGTGAGAAGCAGGCGCCCAGGTTTGGCTATCTTGCCCCGTACTACATCCAGGCGAAGGACATCGCTTGGGCCTACCTGAAGCATTACACCGCGCCGATCATGCAGGCGGTTGGCGGAAAGCCGAACGAATCGGAGTTGTCGGTGCAGTTCGGGCACAACGGCGCGCAGATCAGGCTTTACGGGGCCGAGAACGCAGAGCGACTGCGGGGCTTGTACTTTGACGGCTTGGCGGCGGACGAAGCCCAGGACATCGCCCCGAGCGCGCTGACGCAAGTAATCATGCCCGCGCTTTCGGACCGCCAGGGATGGCTTGACCTGAGCGGGACTCCGAAAGGCTGGGCAAACCTGCTTGGCGCGACATACAAGCGCGCAAGGGACGACCCCGAATGGTTCGTTCAAGTGCTGAAGGCCAGCGAGACCGGACTGATATCGCGCGACGAGCTAGAACGGTTGCGGCGCTCGATGCCTGAAAACGAGTACTTGCAAGAGTTTGAGTGCAGCTTTGATGCGGCCATCACTGGCGCCTACTACGCCAAAGAACTGCAGCGCGCCGAAGAAGAAGGGCGCATCACATCGGTCCCGCATGACCCGATGTTGCAGACTCACACGGCGTGGGACTTGGGTGTCTCGGATAGCATGTCAATCTGGTTCATGCAGGTGGTTGGCCGCGAGATTCGCATCATCGACTACCTAGAGGCCCAAGGACACGGGCTGGACTACTACGCGCATGAACTGCGCAAGAAGCCATACCTATACGGCAAGCACTACGGCCCTCACGACATCCGGGTTCGAGAACTCGGAAGCGGCAAGAGCCGTTGGGAAATCGCCAGGGGGCTTGGAATCACGTTCAACGTGGTCAAGCAGATTCCAGTGACTGATGGCATGAACGCTGTTCGCATGACGCTGCCGCGCTGCTACTTCGACGCCAAGAAATGCGCAGTCGGGATTGATGCGCTAAGGCAGTACCGAGAAAAGTTCGATGAGAAGCGAGGCATTGCACTTGGCCCGCTTCACGACTGGACGAGTCACGCGGCCGACGCTTTCCGGTATCTGGCGATTGGCCACACCGATCCGCAGCCCAGGCGCTCGGATGACGACGAAGACGAATACGCACCCAGCTCGCACGGATGGATGGGGTAAACGATGGATCCGGTTGCAATCGTAATTGTGCTGTTCCCCATCGCCGCGGGGCTGTTGGGCTTCATGTGTGGCGTCTGGTACGGCGAGGCAAAAGCCGCCGAAGAGTCCACGGCAAGAGCATTCCAGAAAATCGAATGAAGCCAGGAACCATCGCGCACGGCCCGTCATCGCTTCGGGTGACGTTCAGCCTCATGGTGCCGGTGAACATCCGCGGCCATGTGCGCGAGATCACCAGCGTCAACACTCCGCATAGCGAGCGCCGCAAGGGTCACGCATCGGCGCTGATGCGCAAGGTGTGCGGCCAGGCCGACAGTGAGCGCATGACGTTGGTTTTGCAAGTGAACCCTTACGACGAATGCCCAATGACAAAGCGCGACCTGATGCGCTGGTATGGGGCGTTTGACTTCAAGCCCATCCAGGCCGATCCGCTGGTGATGGCGCGACCGCCGAAAACCATTCTCAATGGCTGAAAAGACCACCGGACAAGCCGCCGAAGACCTCCTGAAAGAGGCTCGGGACAGGCTCGCCATGTGCATCCGCCACTCCGACGATGACCGTAAGGAAGCCGCTGAGGACTTCCGGTTCATCGCCGGTAAGCAGTGGCCCGAGGACATGCGCCAGCTCCGCGAGGTGGAGAAGCGCCCGGTCCTGATCATCAATAAGCTGCCAGCGTTCGTGCACCAGGTCATCAATGACCAGCGCATGAACCGGCCGAGCATCAAGGTGCACCCGGTAGACGACGGCGCGGATGAGGACATTGCTGGCGTCATTCAAGGCATGGTGCGGTACATCGAGTACAACTCGAACGCGGATGTCTGCTATGACACGGCAGTGAGCCACGCGACCATCGGCGGGTTCGGTTACTTCCGCCTCGGCACGGACTACGAAAGCCCCGAGAGCTTCGATCAGGAGATCAAGTTTCGCCGGGTGCAAAACCCGTTCTCGGTGTACATGGACCCGTTCAGCATGGAGCCAGATGGATCTGACCAGCGGTTTTGCTTCATCACCGAGCTGCTAAACAAAGAAGAGTTCAAGCGCTCATACCCTGATGCAGACACAGCAAACTTCGACACGCTGACGGTGGGTTCCGGTGACTCTGCCATCATCTGGATCAGCGAGGATTCGGTGCGGATCGCCGAGTACTACAAGATAAAGAGCACTGCCGACACGCTGGTTCGCCTGCAAGACGGTCGCGACGTGTTCAAGAGCGACATGCAGCCCGGAGACCTTCCGATGCTGGGTGACGACGGCTTGCCCAAGGAGCGTGCCAGCGAGAAGAACAAGGTCTGTTGGTACAAGATCACCGGCCGCGAAATCCTTGAAGAAACCGAGATTCCCTGCAAGTGGATTCCGGTTTTCCCGGTCTACGGCGATGAGCAGATCGTGGATGGCAAGATTCAGCGCAACGGCATGGTGCGATTCGCCCGTGACCCGCAGCGCATGTACAACTTCTGGATGACTTCAGCGACCGAAGAGGTAAGCCTGCGTCCCAAGGCTCCATACATTGGCGCAGTGGGTCAATTCGAGACGGCAAAAAAGGACTGGAAGCAAGCGAACGTCAAGAGCTTGCCGTTCCTCGAATACGACCCGATCACTGTCGATGGCACGATGGCCCCGGCCCCCCAGCGTCAGCAGATGGCCGACGTGCCAACGGGTGTTCTCGCCATGGCGATGCACGCTAGCGACAACATCAAGGCCACTACGGGCATTTTCGACGCCTCCCTTGGGGCGCAGGGCAACGAGACATCAGGTCGGGCGATCACGGCACGTCAGCGCGAAGGCGACACGGCGAACTTCCACTTTGCCGACAACCTCGCCCGAACCATCCGCCACGCTGGCCGGTGCATCGTCAACATGCTGCCGAAGGTGTACGACACGCCTCGAATCGTTCGCGTGCTGGGCGAAGACGACAAGATGGACATGCGCCAGGTCAATGCACCGTTGCCGCCTGAAAAGCAAGAGTACGACGAGCAACGTCAGGCCATCAAAACTGTCGAGAACGACCTCACGGTCGGCAAGTACGATGTGACCATTGGTGTCGGCCCGAGCTACAACACCAAGCGCGCCGAGTTTGTCGATGCTGCCATGCAGTTGGGCCAAAGCGCCCCGCAAATATGGCAAGCGGCTGGCGACCTGATCGTTCGCGGCATGGACTGGCCCAAGGCCGAAGAGATTGCCGACCGCATCAAGCGCACGATACCGCCTCAGATTCTTGGCCCGGATGGCGAGGAAGGCCAGCAACAGCAGTTGCCGCCGCAAGTCATCGCCGCGCTTCAGCAGGCCAGCACCGAGATTCAGCAGTTGCAGGAAGCCCTGCAAAAGTCTGAAAGCGGCATGGCTGTAAAAACGCTTGAGGGCCAGATCAAGGCGCACCTTGCCGATATCCAGCAGCAGACCGCTGTTCAAGTCGCGCAGATCAACGCAGAGAGCCGCCAAGACGTTGCCGAACTCACCGGCATGGTGCAGCTCCTGCTACAGAAAATGCAGCCACCTCCGCAGCTAGCGGGGGCAGTCGCAGAAGACCTATCCCAAGATGAACAGCAAGAGGATCCGCAAGGGGCCTCACCTGTTTCTGGGGCCTAAGTTTCCAACAACCACTTGCCGGGTAGCGGCATGACCATGAGCACTGAAGAAACCAACGTCCAGCCGGCGGAGACGCAAAACCAGCCCGATACCACGCAAACCGCCCCGGAAGTCGTGACCCCGGAAGTCGATACGCAGCAGACCGAAGCGCCGGCAGAGTCCAAAGAGGACGACGCCGATAAGGCGCGGAAAGCTATGCAGCGCCGCATCGACAAGCGAACCGCCGATGTCTACCGGGAGCGTGCTGAGAAAGAGCAGCTTCAGCGGGAATTGGCGGACCTGAGAGCCCGCGCAAGTGGGCAGCCTGAGCAACAAACACAGCAAGTCGACCCCTACGCGCTGGCGCGAGAAATCGCCCAGATGGAGAAGGTCAACGACAAGGCCAACGGCATCGCCAAGGACGGCGAAAAGCGGTTCCCTGACTTCAAGGACGCACTGGTGACGGTGGCCGAAGAAGCGGGGCAGCTTTTCGACTCCAAAGGCAAGCCAACGGCCATCGGTGACGCGATCCTGGACGCGGACGACCCCGCTGCACTGCTGCACTACCTGGGCAAAAACCCAGACCTGGCTGCTGAACTGCAAGGGCTTTCACCGGCACAGCTTGGCCGACGCATCGGGCGCATGGAAGCCCAAATGTCATCCTCGCCGCAGCCAAAACCGGTCAGCAAAGCGCCTGACCCCGCACGGCCCATTGCAGCTACGCAATCCGCCAAGAACCCGGCCAATATGTCCATGGCCGAGTACGAAGCGATGCGCAGGGCGCAAGGGGCTCGCTGGGCTCGATAGCTTTACTGACCTCCGCAACAGAACCGCTCTCGGGCGGTTTTTTCGTTTCTGAGGTCCATCATGGCAAACACCCTTGCTACCTGTTCAATCCTGGCGAAGGAATCCCTCGCCATCCTGAAGAACATGCTGACTTTCACGGCCGGCGTGAATCGTGACTGGGAAGATGAGTTTGCGGGCAACCAAGCCCGCGGTTACTCGCCCGGCGTCACCATCAACATCAAGAAGCCGCCGCGCTACACCTACCGCGCGGGCCGGGTTGCTGTCCCGCAGGCAACCACGGAAACGACTGTCCCGCTGACCCTCTCGCAGGGCGGTATTGACCTGTCGTTCCTGTCTGTCGAGCGCACCCTGAGCTTGCAGCAGATGGAGCAGAAGCTCCAAGCCGCTGTGGCGACGGTGGCAAACGAAATCGACCGCCAAGGCCTGCAATTAGCCTACCTGAACACCGCGAACGCGACTAACATCGCATCGGGTGCTGGTGGCGCGACTCCGGCGACTTCCATCGCATCGGTGCAGATTTTCACGGACGCGAATCGTCGTCTCGACGAGATGGCTGCGCCTCGTGACAGGCAACGCCAGATGATCGCCGGGCCGGCCCTGAATGCTGCGCTAGTGTCCGGTCTGTCGGGTCTGTTCAACAGCCAGCCGAAGGTCAGTGCGCAGTACGGCACCGGCCTAGTGGTCGACTCGCTGGGAATTAACTTCGGCATGGACCAGAACGTCGTCACGCACACCAACGGCGCAGCTACTGCGACCAATGCGGCGATGACGGGCCAGTCTGGTTCGGCTATCACCGTCACTGCGGTGGCCGGCGGCACCTTGGCGAAGGGCACCGTGATCGCGTTCCCCGGCGTGTTTGCCGTGAACCCGCAGAGCCGCCAATCGACCGGCGTGCTGATGCAGTTCGTGGTTACATCCGACGTGGCGCTGGGCGCGACCTCGATCCCGATCAGCCCGGCGATGGTGACCTCTGGCCCGTTCCAGAACTGCACCGCGTCGACGCAATCTGCGGCCTACACGATCTTCGGCGCGGCCTCGACGGCGTACCAACAGAACATCGTTTACCACAAGGATGCTTACACCCTTGCGTGCGTGCCCCTGTGGAAGCCGCCGAAGAATGGCGTGCTGGACAGTGCTACCGAGACCGATGGTGGCCTGAGCGTTCGCATCGTGCAGTTCTACGACGGCGTGAACGACAACGCGATTTTCCGCATGGACGTGCTGTTCGGCTGGGCTGCAACGTACCCGGAACTCGGCTGCCGCGTGTACCTCGCCTGATGGCTGGCCCTTTGGGGCCTTCCTCGAAACATATCAAGGAATTTGATCATGACTGTCACTCTCACCCGCCCGTATTCGGGCTTTGCTTCGGGCGCAGTGGTCACGCTGCCTTCGGACACGGAATCGGCGCTCATCGCGCAGGGCTTGGCTACTGCGTCGCTGACGACCTCGGAAGTGCCGAGCTACGGCGGCCCCAGCCAGTTCGTCAACCAAGGCGGCAACATTGCCTTGGTTAACTCGGCCGGCCAGAGCACGCCGACGTTCCCGCAAGGCCCGTCGATTTTGCCGAACATGCCGCTTGGCACTGCCGCTTTGACGGCAGCCGGCGCTTCGTCGGTCCACGTCGCCGGAACGCTGAACGTCAGCGAAATCTTCATCCCCTACTGGAACACCTGGAAGGGCCTCGCGGTCCTGAACGGCACCATTGTCGGCACCGACAATATGCTGGTGGCGCTGTACGGCTCTAGCGGCGCGCTGCTGGCGAACTCGGCCGTCGCCGGCACCCTGAGCGCTGGTGCAAGCGCGTTCCAGAACCGCGACTTCCTGACGCCGGTTACCTTGGCGCCGGGCCGTTACTGGTGCGCAGTACAGAGCAACGGCACCACGGCGACATCGAACAAGTTTGTCGCGGCCAACGGCGTCAACGTGCTGACCACCTCGTCTGTTGGCGTGTTCGGCACCATCCCGGCGTCGATCACCGTCCCCACGACGTTCACGACCGCTGTTGGTTGCGTCTGCCAGCTCTACACGGTCTGATTTTCTCCGTGCCTGTTGCAATGCATTGATGCGGGCGGGCCTTTGGGCTCGCCCCTCTTTTTGGGGCGTAGATGGCGACCGCACTGGACTACATCACGCGGGCAATGAAGCTCGCAAACATCCTTGGTGAGGGCCAATCTCCGTCCGCTGAACAAGGCCAGAACGGCTTGGACACGCTGAACGACATGCTTCAGGCGTGGAGTCTTGACTCGCTCACGGTCTACCAGACGACGAACGATCAAGTCTCACTGGTCCCCGCTCAGTCGGTGTACACGATAGGCATTGGTGGCAATTTCAACTTGGATCGCCCCGTGCAGATCAACTCTGCATATGTCGATTACCAAGGGATCAGCTACCCGGTAAACCAGATCAATCAGGACGAGTACAACCTGATCACGCTGAAGTCCATGACGCAGCCCTTGCCGCGCATGTTCCTGTATGTGAACACCGACCCGCTGGGCACGCTTACGTTGTGGCCAGTGCCCAATCAAGCTCTGACGTTCACCATTTCGGTGGACCGAATTCTGAGCGTTGTCGCCAGCCTAGCTACGACGATGAGCTTCCCGCCAGGCTATGCCAAGTTGATCCGCTCGCATCTTGCGGTGGAACTGTGCACCGAATACGGCAGGGATCCTCCGCCTTCGCTTCAGAAACAAGCCCAAGAGGCAATCGCGTCCGTGAAGAAGGCCAACCGCACGCAAACCGTCGCTGAGTACGATTCGGCGCTGATCGGGCCGCCTTCTGGATTGGCCGGGTTCCTTGGGGGCTACTACTGATGACCATTATTCTGAATCAGCCATATGCGACGTATGCCAACGGTGCAACCGTCGATCTGGACAACGACACCGAGGCGGCTTTGGTCGCTCAGGGGCGGGCCTCGTACAGCGGCACAATTCCCGGCAGCGCGTTCCAGCCGTTGACTGCTGCGGAACAGCAGAACGTCCGCGACAACAACGCGGCGACTTCTGGCTATTCTGCGCTCACCTCCGCGCAAGCGGCAGCGGTGGTTGGCGCGATCACCAACGCCTATCCAGAGGCACCATCCAACGTGGTTGCGGTGGCCTCCGAAGCATCAGCGCTGGTCTATTTCAGCCCTGCTTTGCGAGCTGCGACCTACACGGTCACCGCCAGCAACGGAGCAACAGCAAGCGGCGTAGCGTCGCCGATCACCGTCACTGGCTTGACCAACGGCGTGGCCTACACGTTCACCGTCACTTCGGTGAGTAGCTCCAGCCTCACGGCTACCTCCGCTGCGTCCAACAGCGTCACGCCTACCTCCATGCCGGCGCACATGACCGGCATCACCGGCCTGATGGCGTGGTGGGATGCCGGCCAGCAAACGGTTCTGTCGGACAGCGCTGCCCAAGGGACATGGACCGACTCAAGCGGCAACGGCTACAACGCGACACCTGCAGGAGGGGCATCGACACCGCTCTACCGTCTTGCGGCCAATTGGGGCGGCGGCACCACTGGCAAGCCGGCCATTCAATTCACCACGGCCGGCAATCTGGAGCGATTCAATACCACGCTGACTCCCGCACTTGTCGGCCCAGAAGCAACGGTCTTTGTGGTGGCCGACAAGTCCAGCAGTCTCAATACGCAATCTCTGCGCGATGGGCGCATCTTAACCAGCGAGCTGACGGCGGCAGACCGAGGTTTTTGCGTCCAATCGTCGGACAGCAACAACGGCAGCGGCAACGACTGCCTCGCCATGCGCGGCTCGTCGAACGAAATCAACGCCACCAGCGTCATCAGCCTGTCCACACCGTACATCTTCACCGTCGTGACCGGCGCGCAGGTCTTCCTCAACGGCACCCGGCAGGCGCCCAACGGAATGGCAGTAGGGCCGCTGCTCAGGCGCTACAACATGTTCACACTGGGCAACATCGCGGGCGGTGTCGGAAACCATATGCACCCAGGGCGGATTGCAGAAATCCAAGTGTGGCGAGGGCGTTTATCTGATGCGAGCCGAATCCGAATTCAGAACGGACTCGCCACCAAGTACGCCATGACCGCCCCTGCAACGGACGCTACGCTATGACCATCAAGACCACAGTAGCTGGCCGCTATATCGGCATCGGCCCGCCCGCCGAGGCTGGTCCTCAGACCGAGTGGATCGACACATCGCTGGCGGGGGCGCGCTTTCCAGGTCATCCAGGGCGCTCCTGGGTGGTGGCAGACTTGGGGTCAAGCGCGCCAAGCCAAGAGGCGAACTTGATCGTCAACCCGGTAGACGGCAAGGTCTACCTGTTTTGCAATCAGGGCGGCAACCTCGTCCTCTACACCACGACCAACCCGACTGATCCAACGGGCCGCAGTTGGACCAAGATCGGCATCGTGATGGGCGGTGGCGTCGGGGGTGAAGCTCAAAGCGTGATCCACCCCGGCAAACTGGTGGACGGCAATACGCTGTACATCTACTACTGCCCGACCAGCGCCACGACCGCGGTCAAGGTGGCGAGTGCCACGATGGCTGCGCTGGCAGCCACCCCGCTGACCGCATTTGGCAGCCAGGCCACCGTTTTCAGCAAGGCCGGTGGAATCGTGCCGGGCCTGTCGCAATTTGGCAATTTCATGGGCATCAAGATGCCCAATGGGACATACCGTCTTTACATCGAGGGCCAGGGCACAAATACCGATTCTTGGCAAACGATGGTCGCCGAGTGCGCAACCCCGACAGGCACATTCGTCGCCCGCACCGGAGTCCTTGCGAGTCTCGATCCAGCACTGGTATTCGGCACCAACAAAGACAACCCAGTGCCGACGAACATCAGCAGTTTGCAGATGTACAACTTCCGGTCGTACTCAAGCTGTGGCCCTGTCGTGTTCGAGAACGGCCAATATGTCATGCTGGTTCACGCCGGCCCCTACGGCTCCAACGAAGGCGCCCCGCAGTCCGACATCTACAAGGCTTTCAGCCCTGACGGGATTGATTTCTACATCGACCTGCAGGCTTACCCGTGCTACTCGCGGATGGACCACCGCTGGGAGATTGACCAGGTTGCAGACATCGAGGTTGTTGACCTCACCGGCTATGGCGACTGGCTTGCAGTGTGGACCGCGGCGACCAACAACACCGGCAATTCTCGATTCCTGCTCAAGTCCTGCATGCTGTCGCCAACGGCAAAAAAGTGGAACGGGTTTGGCTGGACCATCATCGACCAAGATGCTCCGCCGACGTTGCAGCGCCAACTGATCCGCGCACCCAACATGAACGACTCGGCGACGGTCATCAAGCCGTTCGATGACTTCACATTCAACGCGGGCGCAGGGACATCGACATTGGTGTTGCCGACAATGGCTGTTGGTGTGCGTGTCGCTGTGTCCAACAACAGCACAACGGCAACCGGCTGTGTGGCGCTGACGGCGCCAACGGGCAGCGCCTTTGTCAACGGTGCCACGACGTTCTACATCCCCTATGGGCAACGGGTCGAGTTCAACACAGCCTATGAGTTGAGCGGCATCGGGCAGATTTTAGCTTCCCAGCCTTCGCGCATCGTCGGCACCGCAACGCTGGTGGCCGGCACCGTGACCGTCAGCGACACGCGCGTGACCGCGAACGCCAATATCACTCTGAGCACCAACACGGTCGGTGGTACGCCTGGAGCGCTGTACGTCAGTGCCAAAACTCCGGGTACTTCGTTCGTGATTACCTCTACCAACGGCGCCGACACATCAACGGTCAACTGGACGATGACGTTCCCATGACCACCCCCAACAAAGCGCAAGGCCAAATGCTCCCATTCGTTGGTCCCTCTTACCAACTGGCAAACCGCAAGGCCAGCGTACAGAGGGCGGTGAACCTGTACCTTGTCGGCCTGGAGACGCCCAGCAAAGCGCCGTTCATCATGCAGAGCGTGCCGGGCTTGGTCCTGTTCGCCACGCTGGGGGATGAGTTCCGTGGTGCTTATGATGCCGACAGCCGGTGTTTTGCCGTATTCGGCGCCACGCTGTATGAGTTTGCTGCTAACGGCACTGCGACCAACCGAGGGGCGCTGCTGACAAACTCTGGCCCCGTTGACTTCGCGTGGGGCTTGACGCAGCTTGTCGTGGTGGACGGGACGAACGGCTATGTATTCACGCTGGCTAGCAATGCCTTCGGGAAGATCACTTCGGCCAACTGGCTGGGCTCGAACCGTGTCGCGTACCTCGATGGGTTCTTCATCTTCGTTGACCCCGGCACGCAAGAGTTCTACATCAGCGCGATTGACGATGCGACAACGCTTGACGCGCTGGACTTCGCTTCAGCGGAAAGCGCGCCGGATGACCTGATCGCGCACCTCGTCGACCACCGTGAACTGTGGCTATTCGGCCAACTCACCACCGAAGTATGGTTCAACAGTGGGGCGGCTGATTTCCCGTTCAGTCGCAATCAAGGCGCGAGCATCGAAGTCGGCTGTATTGCCACGTTTAGCGCGCAGAAGATCGACAACAGCGTTATGTGGATCGGCCGGGACAAGAACGGCTCAGGATTGGTCTACAGGGCCAGAGGCTACCAACCAGATCGGGTCAGCACCATTGCGGTGGAAGAGGCTTTGCAGGCATCGACGGACCTGTCGTCTGCTGTGGCCTACGTGTACCAACAGAACGGGCAGACGTTCTACTGCATCAACGCGCCGGGCCTAACCGCTACGTGGTGCTATGAGATTGCCTCTGGCGCATGGCATGAGCGGTGCGATCTGGACGGCGCCGGGCAGTTCAAAGCCCATCGAGCGACGGGCCATGTGTTCGCGTTCGGCAAACATCTTGTCGGTGATGCAGGCGGTTACTTCTATCAGATGAGCACCACCGTCTACACGTTCAACGGTGACCCCATCAAGCGGACCCGGATCAGCCCGAACAACGCTCTCCCGTTCAGGCAACGCGAGTTCTACGCCGAAGGCTTCACGCTGGACTGCACTACCGGCCTGGCTGCTTCAGGTACGCCGCTGATCGACCTGTCATGGTCGGATGACGGCGGCTTCAGGTGGGGGAACCCTGTGCAAAGGTCTGCGGGTGCTTTGGGCAACTACTACACGCGCGTGTGCTGGCAGAACGTCAACGGCCCCGAGGCGCGGGACCGCGTGTGGCGGGTTGACTTCACCGAGAACGCGCCGTTCTCAATCATCAACGGGGACGCTCGATGACCATTCCGGCCACGACAAAGAACAACATGCTCGGCGGCCAGACGTTCACCGACGCCAGCCTGCACACGGCATTCCCGGGATCCGCTGGAACCAACGAAGTGACAGGAGGTGCGCCTGCCTATGCCCGCAAGGCAATCACGATGAACTCCGCTTCGGGCGGCCAACGGGCATTGAACGCCGCCGTCACGTTTGACGTTCCTGCGTGCACGGTTAAGTGGGTTGGATTCTGGAACGCTGCGGTGTTTGTTGGTTGTGCGCCCAACGGGGGAGCAACGCCCAAAAACTTCATGTCGGTTGCCTCGACTGACCTTGTGTACTCGGCCGCTCACGGGTTCTCCGACACGAACAAGATCACGTTTTACAACGGCACCCCTCCTGCCCCTCTGGCTGAAGGTACGACCTACTTTGTGCGCGATTCAACGACCGACACGTTCAAGGTAGCAGCAACCGCAGGCGGCGTGGCAATCGACCTGACGGCCGCGCCTTCGTTCGGTTGCGTGCTGTGCGCCATCACTGAAGACGTTTACGCGGTGCAGGGCACTCACCAGCTAAGTTCGGCAACGGTAGCCATCCCGGACTGACATGGCATCTACCGGGGCGGTCCTCTACATCAAGCCGACCGTCACCTTAGGGGTTGCGCCAGGTCATCACACCGGAGCGGTGATCTATGTCCCGTTCCGCGAAGTGTCTGGCATCTTCAGCGCTACCGGGGTAAGCGCTTCGGCCAACCTGTCCAATCTGCGCAGCTTCCTGCCTCATTCCCGCCAGCCGGTGGACTCGGCTGGGAACCTGATGGATCCGAGTTGGTATCGGTTCTTCCAGATGTTTGTGGACGTGTTTCTTGGTGGCGTTGGGTCGCTGACCATTGCTGACATCGTGTCCGCTGTGACCGTCAGCCAAGAGAACACAACGGCTCTTTCCAGCCTTACGCAACAGATCGCCTCTCAAAACCTGACCAACGCTGCGGCCCTAAGCGTGGTGGCCCAAGTTGCACGAGACAACTCTCTGACGGGCGCCACCCAGATTCCCCCGGTGCAGCTCAACTACACGGACATCCCGTAATGTTTCAAGAATCATTCAACTACGGCGACCCTTCTGGCTGGCTGATGCAGGGCGACCCTGGCTACATGACCCAGGACAACAGCGGCGGGGAGTACGGCGGCCAAGGCATGTCGCGCGATCCGCTTGCGGCGGCCAATCTTCCTGGCTGGTATCCGGGCGTTGACTGGGCAAAACAGGGTTGGGCAGGGGGTCAAACCTACACCGGCGGCTCCGTCGATGCCCAAGGCAACAACACAGAAACCGTGTCTCCTGAGTTCCAGCAATGGCTCCAGCAGAAAGGGTACAAGCAAGGGTACAACGGCAGCAACCAGCATGCGGGCTTGTTCGACAAGTCGGGTTCACTCGTGCCCGGCAGCGAGACGGACCTGAATGACCACATGAGCATGCTTCAGTATCTGTCGCCTGTGTTGATGGCGGCCGGCGCAAACTACTTCATGCCGGGGGCAATCGGCGCCGAAGGCGCGCTAGCAGGCAGCGAAGGCGCATCACTTGGCGGGGCTGATGGATTGGTTGCTGGAGAAGGCGCCGGGACCGCCCCGGAGCTTGCTGGCGGCGCCTTCAATGAGGCCGGCATCAGTAGCCCGAGTTTTGGCATGAATGCTGATTTTGCTGGCGTCTCGCCAATGAACGGGGGCGGCATGGATTCACTTATTCCGGGCATCTCGAACGGCTCACTGCTGAACTTTGGCGGCAATCTGCTGTCAGGCTACATGGGCGCCAACGCTGCCAACAAAGGCAGGAACGCACTCGTGCAGGCAGGGCAGCAGTCAAACGACCTGCAAAAGTACATGTACGACACGACGCGCAGCGATTACGCGCCGTACCGCGAAGAAGGCATTTCCGCCCTGTCGCAGATTCAAGCGCTGCTCAAAGACCCGTCCAGCATCTCCCAGCAGCCCGGCTATAAGTTCGGCATGGACCAAGGCACCAAGGCCTTAAACAACGGCGCAGCAGCCAGAGGCATGACCTACAGCGGCCAGCAAGGCAAGGCCCTTCAGCAGTACGGCCAGGATTACGCCGGAACCAAGCTGAACGACACGTACAACCGACTCGCCGGCATTGCTGGCATTGGTCAGACGGCGACAAGCGGAACGGCCAACGCAGGCGCGAACTACGCCGGCAACGTCGGAAACACCTTGCAGAACATGGGCAACGCCAATGCTTCTGGCTACGTCGGTTCATCCAATGCCTGGGGCGGCGCCATCGGCAACGCGCTTGGAAATTACCAGATGAACGACCTGTACTCCAAGTACCTGCAACCCCGAGGCGGCTGACATGCCACTAGACGCATCCATCATCCAAGGCATCAAGCCGTTTCAGGTCCAGCCGCAATCCAACATGCTCATGCAACTCATGCAGTTGCAAGGCGCGCAGCGGCAGAACGAGCTTGGCGCGTTGCAGGCCGACGAGACGCGGCAAGGCTTGGCGGAAAAGGCGGGGCTTCGCAGCTACTTGCAAGCCAACCCGAACCTTGACAGCCCAGAGGGTCAATCGGGTCTGTACCGAGCGGCTCCGACACAAGCGGGAGGCATTCTCAAAAGCCGCGCCGATATCGCAAGCGCACAGTCCACGACCGCCAAGAACAACGCCGAAGCTGCGAAGATCAATGCCGAACGCGCGCACACCGCCATCGTGCAGACGTTGCAGACCATGCCGACGCAGTACGACCCGCAAGCGCTGGGCGAGTGGTACAAGCAAGCGCTCTCCAATGGCGTTCCCGGCGTGACCATGCAGACCGCGCAGGCAGAGTTGCAGAAGATTCCGCAGGATCAGGCTGGCTATGCCCAATGGCGACAGCAGCAACTGATGCGCGGCGTTGACGCGGCAAAGCAGATTGAAATGGCGATGCCGAAATACGTGGACCTTGGCTCGGCACAAGTGAACACCAACCCGCTCAGCAGCGCAGCGCCACTCATAAACACGGTCAGCCCCAACACGGTGGCAAACAACCGCCAGAGCGCGGCCGACGTGGCAACCACTCAGGCGGGAGAAAACCTGCGCGCTGGCGTGCTTCCGGGCGGCGGCTTGTCGCCCGACATGGAGACAACGGCAAAAGCCATTGCTAAGGGCCAACTTCCGGCCCCGACTGGCATGGCGCTGCTGAACCCGAAGAATCAGCGCGTGTTGGCTCGGGTCATGGAAATCAACCCTGAGTACGACTCGACCACGGTTGACGCCAAGAAGAAAGCGGCCAAGGACTTCACTACGGGAAGCCAAGGGAACGCGATGCGGTCGTTCGCGGTGGCCGGGCAACACTTGGACCAACTCGGACAACTTGTCGACGCACTGAACAACGGAAATCTGCAAATCGCCAACAAGATCGGCAACATGTACGCCGAACAGACCGGAAGCGCGGCGCCTACCAATTTTGACGCGGCAAAGGATGTCGTGTCGAAAGAAGTCGTCAAAGCCATCGTTGCCGGTGGTGGCGGTGTCTCTGAGCGGCAAGAACTATCCGACCTGATGAGCAAGGCCAAGAGCCCGGCGCAATTGAAGGGCGTGATTCAGCAGTACCGGAACCTGATGGCGGCCCAGCATGAAGCGCTGCTTCAGCAACGCGACGCAGCCGGTCTGCCTCGTTCGTCGTTGCCCGGCTATGGTCCAAGCGCTGACGGCAGTTCATCGCTTCCGCCTGACGTTGCCGCAGCCCTCGCCAAGCACGGAGCCAAGTAATGCCGACCCGCGCCGAGGTCTATCAAGCCATCTTGAACGCCGACAAAGCAGGGGACAGCGATTCCGTGCGC